CGTTGGTTAGAATTAAACCCTGAACGAATAATCAAAAATAAAGTTGAAACGGTTACACTTAACGCAATGACTTATCGAGCATGAGCAACATAAACCCCATACACTACAAAGGCGAAATCGAGTGCATAGACGCTATCAAATCTACAATGTCTCAAGAATCATTTAAGGGCTATTTAAAGGGCAATGTAATGAAATACATATGGAGATATGAACGCAAAAACGGACACGAAGATTTACTAAAGGCACAATGGTATTTAAACAAATTAATCAATGAAACTAAAACAAATAATCTTTAACGACTACTATAAAGAAGTCGCACCCAAAAAACAAATCTACTTGCATCACACTGCTGGTACTGGCAAAGGCGATAATGTTTTCGCTATTTGGGAAAATGACAAAATCGGTAAAATAGGCACGTGTGTAGTTATCGGACGTGATGGCACTATCTTTCAGGGCTTTAAATCTGAGCATTGGGCGTATCACTTAGGTCTAACAAGCGCACCTTTTAAAGCAAATGGACTACCATTTTTGCACTTGGATAAACTTTCAATAGGTATTGAAATAGTAAATTGGGGTTACCTTATAAAAAAAGGTGATAAATTTTATAGTTATGTAAATTCAGAAGTACCGGTAGACCAAGTGTGCGAACTTGCAACACCTTATAAAGGTCAAAAGTACTGGCAAAACTACACAGATGAACAAATAGAATCGGTTGTTGAGTTGTTAAAACTATGGAAAACTAAATACGGAATTGATTTAACTTATAACCCAGATATATGGGACGTTACTAAACGTGCGTTAAGTGGTGAGAATGGCGTTTTTACGCACAATAGCGTACGCAAAGACAAAGCCGATGTTTACCCTCATCCAAAACTTATTGAAGCCTTAAAAGCGTTATGAAGCAAGTTGATTTATCTGACATAGGCGTAAAGAAATCGTTATTTGATGATTTAAAAACCCCTGACATTAACGGTATTATTGTTGATTGGGGCAATGATTTAATTACGGCACTACGAGATAAATTAGCAAAGAACAAATCGAATGCAAGTGGTTCACTTTCTGCCGACATTAAGCCCGTTATTCGGGCAAGTGCAAAGGGAGTGAACTACATTGTATTAATGAACGACTACTATATTAACGTCGAAGAAGGTCAACAACCTAAACAAGTAGCGTACAAAGATATTTTGCAATGGATGAAGGATAAGCGACGTTATGGCGTGTTTAAATCAGCTTTCAATAAAGGTATGGAAAGTGTAATTGCAAAAATAATTGTTAGAAACATAGGTCAAACTGGCACAAAAGCACGTCCATTTATTGCACCAACCTTAAATCAAAAGCGTTTAGATACGCTATCCCAGTCAATTGCTGACCACTTAGCAACAAAAATATTTACATAAATTGTAAAATAAATTTGCATATTAAAAAACTTTTTGTATTTTTGCTACATGGAAATACAAGAAGTAATCAATCAAATCAAATTAAACAAGCGTCACGGCATCGTTTCTAAGGTGTCAAAAAAGACTGGCATTTCTATGCCTACGGTTAAGAAATATCTTAACGGTGATGTAATTCAACCAAAAGCATTAATGGTTTTAAATGCTGCACTTCAAATCATTAAAGAGGAAAGAATATGAGTTACGTTGTTTTTTCCCTTGCAAAATGCCATTTGTGTGATGGTGATTATGATTTTGAATACGACGCTGAAATTGTACAACAACTAATCATTGACGAATACCCTGAGGATTTAATTCATTATACCTTTGTTAGTCACGACGAAGATGGTCTACGAGACGAAGCCATTGACTGGCATTTATTTGACGATATGGGAAATAGAAGATTAACCGAAATAGTATTAGAACTTAAAAAACAAAACAAAATATGAAAGAACTATTTTTATCAGTAGCAAATTTTCAGGCTGAATGCCCAAAGATTAGCAAAGACGCAAACAACCCATTTTTCAAAGGTTCAAAGTATGCGACGTTACCACACATTTTAAATGTTATCACCCCTATTCTTAAAAAGAATGGTTTAGTTATTGTGCAGCCCGTTATAAACACTTGTGTTGTAACTAAATTAATTCACATAGATAGTGGTCAAATTTTAGAAAGCGTGTACGACATAGTTTGTAAAGATGCAACCAACCCACAACAAATCGGCTCGGCAGTTAGTTATGCACGTCGTTATTCTATTTCAAGTATTTTAAATCTAAATATTGACGACGACGACGACGGGAATAGTGCAACTGGCAACGTACAAAGTAAACCTTTAAGCAAAGAAGAACTAACACCAAAGCATCCTAATTGGGCAAAAGCAAAAGAACATTTGCAAACTGGTGGTTTGTTAGAAGACATCGAACGCAAGTACACTATAAGTGCAGATAATAAAAAGTTATTGATTGCAGCTAAATGAAATTTTAATTTAGATTTATGGACATTACAATAACAAGCGACGAAAGTAAATGGCTCAAAGTACGTGAAGGTAAATTCACGGCATCAGAAATTCACAAGCTAATGGGTACTCCGAGAAACAAATCGGAGTACCTTTCTGAAACTGCAAAGTCATTTGTTTACGACAAAGCAAGTGAGCTATTAACTGGTATTAGAAAGCCAATTTGGGGCGAAGCGTTAACGTGGGGAGTTGAAAACGAAAAAGAAGCGTTCGAGGTATTCCAACAAAACCAAGATGAATTTTACACTTATTACGGTGGCGAGACTTACACCTTTATTCCCTATGGTCAATACTCAGGTTATAGCCCTGACGCACTTGGTGGTAATTGCATAGTCGAAATTAAAAACCCTTTCAATAGTGCCATTCATTTAAAGAATCGCTCAATTAAATGTGCTGAAGATTTAGGAAAAATTCATGCAGATTACTACTGGCAAATGCAATTGGGTATGATTGCAAGTGCAGTTGACTTCGGTTACTTTGTTAGTTATGACAAACGTATGCCAGGTACTCACAATCTATTCATAGCTCACATAGAACTTGAAGATATACAAGAAATCATTGATGAAAAACTATATTACGCAAATGAGCTATTGCAATCAATTGTCAAAGAAATGTAATCTTTTATAATTATTTTTGCAATATTGAAAATAAAGTTTGCATATATAAAAAACGTGTGTATATTTGTATTATGGAAAACGGAAAAAATATCAGCATTTCAATTTACACACACAGAGAACTTGTAATTGAAGCATCTGCATTTATTAACGAAAATAGAAAATCATCTTATATGGGTGTTAAAGGCAATAATTCATACTACAATATAAATGGTGTTGTATGGGAAGTTTGGCAAGATGCTTGTGGAAATTATCCTACGAGCGAAGGTATATTAGTAGAAAATTTTAAACTAAATCAAACGGGGCTTTAATTAGCCCCTTAAAAATAAAACGATATGAAAAAGACAATCATTCAAAATTTCCCAAGTAAAGCTGATGCTTTTGAGTGGGTAATGTTTAAGATGTTGGATGCAACAGTAGGCAACATCAAAACAACTGAGCAATTTAGAGATAACGACGCTATCATTGGTGAAGATGAAGATGTTATTTATGTAGGGATTTATAACGTAACCGAAAATGTTTAATTTAATTTTGTTATTCGTTTACATTTGTTGTGTTGGGTTTTTATTTATGATATACTTTACACTTAAAAAAGAACCAAGCGAAGCAACACGCCAAGAATTTATCGACGTTAACGATATGCCTGACTGGAAGCCATTGAACCCAGTTGCAAAGAGAAGTAATCAAGCATTGAAAAAAATGTACAAAGGGAATATGAGGGGCAATTTGGTATGAGAGACACGGCAGTACAATGGTATCATAAGCAAATAGGATTTTTATTCCAACAATGGCATAATCATCAAATAACTATTTCTGAGTTTCATTTTAAAAGACTTGAATTGCAGCATCAAGCCAAAGAAATAGAGAAGGAGCAGATAATCAATGCAGTTGATGAAGGAATAAGTCAAGGATATGGCAAATATATTGATACAGAATGGGGCAGAGAAAATGATTGGAAAGCAGAACAATACTACAACGAAACATACGGAGGTAACAAATGAAAAGTTTTCTAATAGTAAACCAAGTTAAGCAACGACTTGAAAACAGCACTAAAATGCGTGACGATGATTCGTTATTGATTGCCGATATTTGGCGTGAAGAACTTGCAGAACTTGGTGCAAAATCTGTCTACGATGTTTTAAACGCTATTGCTGGTCGAATGGTGACATCTCCTGAATCTATCAGACGGTCAAGGCAAAAAGTACAACAAGACAATGCAAATCTTCGTGGTAACGTTTACAACCAACGTCACGCAAAAGAAATAGAAGTTTTAAAAGAATTAGGTTATGAAAAGAATATTTAAAAATTATTTAGATTGGGAATGTTATAAAAATGGTTTGTATAGAACTACTTGGAATAATGAAGATTATTTAATTTTAAAAGCAAAAGACTTATTATCAAACCCTGAATTATTTAAAAGTATTGGTCAAAAAATGATAGATACTTGGGTTAATTCTACTGATGTACATTTAACTAATAAAGAGTGCAATCGCAAAGCGTGGGTAGGTCAAGCAAGTTGTTGTTATTATGCAAATGTGCCTGAAATATTAACTTGTATTGCTTGGAATAAACTTACTGAAAAGCAACAAAAAAGAGCAAATTTAATCGCAAAAGGATTGATAGAAAATTACGAAAAAAAATATAAACAAGATGGGCAAATTAAACTTACATTATAACGTATTAAAAGCAGCACAAGAAAGAATATCAAAAACATTTGATGAGTTTGATAAAATATATCTTTCATTTAGTGCTGGGAAAGATAGTACAGTTATGTTGCATTTAGTAATGCAAGAAGCAATTAAAAGAAATAGAACTATTGGATTAATGTTAATTGATTTAGAAGGTCAATATAAACTTACAATAGACCACGCACAAAGATGTTTTGATATGTATGAAAAAAACATAGAAAAATATTGGGTGTGTTTACCTATTCATTTACGAAATGCAGTTTCAGTATTTGAAACACATTGGGTTTGTTGGGATAAAAATAAACAAGAAAATTGGGTTAGAGAACAACAAAAAAATTCAATTGTAGATTATAACTATTTTCCATTTTTTCACGAAGGTATGGAATTTGAAGAATTTGTACCTGAATTTGGTAAGTGGTATGGTCAAGGTGAAAAGTGTGCTTGTTTTGTAGGTATAAGAACTGATGAAAGTTTAAATCGATATAGAACTATTGCAAGTAAAAATAAAAAAAGATACCAGGATTATCAATGGACTACATTAGTAACAAGTGAAGTTTATAATATTTATCCTATTTATGATTGGAAAACTGCTGATTTATGGAAATGGCATTTTGATAATCCCAGTTATCCACATAACAAACTATATGATTTAATGCATAAAGCTGGATTAAAGCCATCTCAAATGAGAATTTGTCAACCTTATGGTGATGACCAAAGACGTGGGTTATGGTTGTTTCATTTAATTGAACCTGAAACTTGGGCAAAAGTTGTTTCACGTGTAAATGGTGCAAATAGTGGTTCTTTATATGTTAATGAAAGTGGAAATGTTAATGGTTATAGAAAAATAAATAAACCTGAAGGACATACCTGGCAATCTTTTGCAACATTATTAATTAATTCTATGCCACCTAAAACAAAAGAACACTACGAAGGTAAAATTAGTGTATTTGTTAAATGGTGGATTGATAGAGGTTATCATGAAGGAATACCTGATGAAGCAGACCATAAATTAGAAACTGATAAAAAAGTACCAAGTTGGAGAAGAATATGTAAATCATTATTAAGAAACGATTATTGGTGCAAAGGTTTATCATTTACGCAACATAAAAGCGATGCCTATGAAAAGTATTTAGATTTACAAAAAAGAAGAAAAGAACAATGGAATTTAAAATTATTTTAAATATGATATTCAATGATAAAGTTTTGGAATTAGCAAGTGAACTTGTTACCCAAGTAGAACAATTAGATTTACATTCAAAAGTTGATGTAATAAATAGAATTAAATTAATGTTACACAAAATTAGCCCTATGAATACAGAACCAGTTGATTGTGTTTTATGGATTCGAAATGATAGTGTATTTGCAAATGATTATAATCCAAATAGTGTTGCACCACCTGAAATGAAATTATTAGAACATTCAATTTCCGAAGATGGATATACACAACCTATTGTAACATTTAAGCAAGAATTAGGTAGAGAAGTTGTAGATGGATTTCATAGACATAGAGTAGGTAAAGAAAGTAAAAAAATACAATCAAGAATACATGGATATTTACCAGTTGTAACAATTAATGAAAATAGAACTGATAAAGGTGATAGAATTGCAGCAACAATAAGACATAACAGAGCAAGGGGTAAACATAAAGTAGATGCAATGAGTGAAATTGTAATTGATTTAAAACGCAGAAATTGGAGTGATGATAAAATTGCACGAGAACTTGGAATGGATGCAGACGAAGTATTGCGATTATGTCAAATTTCAGGACTTGCAGAAATGTTTGCAGACCACGAATTTTCACAAGCATGGGAGATAGAAAGTATTCAAGATGATGATAATATTTTAATAGAAGAAGAAAATATTTAGTATATTTGTATTTATTAGAATGTCGCATATTCTAATGTTTAAGACCTTATACCCTATTGACTAAATACGAGATGCGACCTTGTATTTGGTTGGTGGGGTTTTTTTATGCAAAAAGATTCAATAATAATATATCGCTCGTTTTACGAAGCAATTAAAGATTTACCAAAAGAACTACAAGCAGATGCTTGGCAGTGTATATTTGAGTATGGGTTAAATGACAATCAACAAGAATTAACTGGTATAGTTAGTACTGTTTTTAAACTTATTAAACCACAATTAGATGCAAATAAAAAGAGGTTTGAGAATGGTCAAAAAGGTGGTAGACCGAAAACCGAATCAAAACCAAACAATAACCTAACTATAACCAAAGCCGAACCTAATGTAAATGATAATGTAAATAATAATAATAATGTAAATAAAAATAAAAGATTTATTAAACCAACTATTGAAGATATTAAAAAAGAGTTTCCAACTTTTAACGCTGAACATTTTTATAACTACTACGAAAGCAATGGCTGGATGGTAGGAAGAAACAAAATGAAAGATTGGAAAGCAACGGTAAAGAATTGGATTGCAAAAGATTACAATCAACAAACACAAGTTACAACAATCAAACCTAAATTTGGGACATTAAACGATGATTAATAGAGAAAGTTATATAATAGGATGCTTTATACAAGACAAAGCAACACACGTATTTTTACCTAAAATAAAACCATATTGGTTTGAGGGGTGGAATAAAGAAATAATTGAGTTTATGCAATTATCATATCTTAACAACAACCCTATAGACTTGGTAAGTTTGGCACGTCAATTTAAAGGCAAAGCATATGAGTTAACACAATTTACAAATTCATACGCATATAGCACCGATTTAAAGCATTATCTTTTTGAATTGGATATAGAGTATAAGAAAACGCAATTGATTGCAAAATTGAGTGATTTAAATACGTTAAACACATTAGATTTGATTTTAAAAGATATTGACTTAATAATTCAAGAGGCAAATATAACAATTGACAAAGAACCATTGCCAATGTCAAAGGTGACTGCAAAGGTTGTTGACCAATTAGAAGAACAAATGAAACGAGGTGAGAAGTTAATGGGTATCACAACGGGTTGGAAAATGTTAGACAAGTATATTGGTGGTTGGAATAAAGGTAATTTAGTTATCATTGCTGGTCGACCTGGCTCAGGTAAAACTGCAATTGCGTTATCTCTGACAATAAGTGCAAGTGAAACTGCAAAAGTTTTATTTATGAGTTTAGAAATGAGTAGCGAAGAACTAAGTAAGCGTTATATTTCATTCTTTGCCAACATAGAAAATTACAAAATACGTGGTGGTAATTTAAAGACAAATGAACACGAACATATTTCACAAACTTTGTACCGATTGAAAAATGATTTTTTTGTAGACGATGATACAAAAACAACGATTGCAGATATTAGAGTAAAAGCACAATTTCACAAAGCAAAACACGGTTTGAATATTTTAATTATAGATTACTTGCAATTAATTAAAGGAACGAAACAAAATCGAGAACAAGAGATTGCTGAGATTTCACGTAACTTAAAAATAATTGCTAAGGATTTAGGCATTACGGTGATTGCATTAGCACAGTTAAGTAGAAAGTGCGAAGAACGTGCAGACAAAAGACCAATGCTTTCAGATTTACGTGAATCAGGTTCAATTGAACAAGATGCAGATTTAGTGATGTTTCCCTTTAGACCACAATATTATATGCAAGAACAAACAGATGTTGAAACCGATTGCGAATTGATTATAGGCAAGAATAGACACGGCAGCACAATAACTATTCCAATGTCATTTGAAGGTAAGTACACACGTTATAAAGAAATTTTATGATAGATTATTACGTAGAATATCTAAAAGCCAAACGTCAGGTACGATATTTAGAAAACAAAGTAGAAGTAAGCGAACGCAACTACCAAAAAGAAATACAACGCTTAAAAGAAATGATTATAAACCCCATCCACAAAATGAACAAGAACAAAGAACTAACAGAAATTTTGCAAAAGGTTTGTGATGCCAGTGGTATAATGCCACACGACATAATTTCCAAAAACAGAAAGCGTGAAATAGTTATTGTACGTCAACTATTTTGCTATATTACTGTAAAATATTTTAACTACACATTAAAGAACGTAGGTAATTTTTTAATTCGTGACCATAGCACCGTTATACATAGCGTAAACGCTTACACAGATTATCTACAAATGAGATACAAAAACGAAACTGCAATATATGAGGATGCAAAAAACCTTTTATCAATTAGTGATGGAGAAAAATAAGTACCAAGAAGTTTACTGCCTAAATTCTGAAGAAGAAGTTGCGTACTATAAAAAAAAAGCAGAGAAAAATGGATATAAATTTGTAGAATTGAAAAAAATATAGTAATATTTGCACATCAAAAATAATATACTGATAGAAGTAGCAACATCAGAATGGCTTTATAAGGCGAGTAAAACAATATCGCCACTATTCCACGACGATTTAGCTCAGCATCTTTTACTTATATTATGTGAAATGCCTGATGATAAGTTAATAAAGGTTTACAACGATGGTTATATTAAATTGTTTTGCATCAAAATAATGTGGTCGCAAAGTTCAACACCACGTCAAAAGTTCTACGACGTTATGAAGCCGATTGGATTATTTGATATTGAAAATGTGCAAATCGAATATTTAAACACTATTGACGATGCAATTGAAAAGGAAAACAAATATAAACTCATTGAGAATGTAGTCAGCAAAAATAAATGGTACGAACGGGAAATATTTACAATGTGGTCAAATGGGGAATCGGCAAGGTCTATTCATCGAAAAACCAAAATAACATTGCGTGAAGTACTAAGGGTAATAAAAGACATTAAAAGACAAATCATAAACGAATATGAATAAACTAAAAGCATTTTATATTCGCCTGATGAAATACCACGATATAGACAAAACAATAAAACACCAAATAACGAAAGACTATGAATTTATTAAAAATCATTTTTGTTTGCCTACTCGTAACGATGGGCTACAAAGCAAGGGAATTAAAAGAGAAGGACGAAATAACCTACCTAAATAACAAAATAAACACTTTACAACAACAACTAACAAATGTATTCACTTATAGAAATAATTGGGATATCGAGTCTCTCAATAATCATTGCTACAGTTATGACACCACAACTACCAAGTAAATTAAGAATTAAACCATTGACTTGTGAAAGTTGTATAGCATTTCATTTAGGGCTTGGATATTTTTTTATCACTTGGGGTTTGGCCTGTGTAATACCAGCATCAATATGCTACATTTTAGCTTACAAATTATATAGAATATGAAAACCGAACACATAGATTTTATTTTAGGAGTTGAGCAGTATTTAACTGCATTTAGAAAAACGATGGTCATGAGAATGCCACCAGCCGACGAAAACAAAGTACGGGCAATACATCAAGAAGTAATGGGAAATCCAATACCAATGTGTGGTAGTTGTTTTGTAGACTCATTTACGTCACTTGTAATTAAGGCAAGGTATGAAAAAGAAACACAAATACCAACTTTGCAAGATGTAGAAAACAACGCTTTAATTTTAGCACAATTAGCCGACGATGAACAAAAGCCAAAACGTAGAAAGAAATAGTTTTAACGGAACTTGGAACGATGCCAAATGCTTCGAACACGAAATGAAGTTATCTATCAATATGGATAATCAAGGTTATGTTTCGATGTTTGAAAACACGGCTAAAAAAATAAGAGAGATAACCAATGCAAAATCTTTCACAGACTGCGGTGGTGGTATGGGTGTCTATGCCTATGCAATGCGTGATATACTTAACAAGTACTATGACTTATCACCCTTACATTGTGAGTATGCCAGTAAATATATTCCTAAAGAGAAAATTATTCAAGGAGACTTCACAACGCTTAAAATAGATGAGAAGGAATTGGTATCGTCAATTGAAGTAATGGAACATATAGAAGATGAAAAACTAATTCCATTTTTAACAAACTTAGAATGCAAGTATTTTCATTTTAGTAGCACACCACACAAAACAGATTTTGATGTTGAGTGGGGGCATATTAACATAAAACAAGAAAACGAATGGATAAAACTATTTGAGCAATGTGGTTTTAAATATCATAGCAATGTAGATTTACCAACAACTTGGAGTTTATTATTTAGCAAATGAAAAAACACACAAAGATTTATATGGACTATTTCGGATATCATTTAACTGATTGGATTCCGTGTGAAATTTGTGGCAATGCTGGTAATGATATTCATCACGTAGAATGTCGTGGAATGGGTGGAACTAAAAAAGAAGAAACGATTGAAAACTTAATGTGTCTTTGTAGAGGTCATCATATTGCCTACGGCGATAAGAAAAAACACAAAGAGATGCTCAAAGAAGTACATTTGAATTTTATGAAACATAATGGAAAATAAACAAGCATACATAGTCCAATATTCAACTGGTAGTTACGATGACTATTATCAAGAATTAATATTTGTTACATACGACAAGCAAAAAGCAATAGACTATTGCAAAAAGTTTAATGCTATATTAGATAAGTGGTTCAGATATTATGATGAATTGCTTAAAGGTTTAACATATGATGACGAACTTTGCAAAAAATATTGGAGTAGATGGAATGGGTTAAGTGAAACAAATGGATGTTTATATACACCAATTGAAATAAGATAAAATACAATTGAAAAACAACTGATGGCTGATAAATTAGACAACTTAAAAAAAGCAAGTGGATTTGATAAAAACCCACAAAATATAAATACTCAAGGTAGACCTAAAAAGATAGTGACCAAACTTAAAGAACTTGGTTATTCAAAAGACGATGTAAACCAAACGTATATGAATATGTGTGCAATGAACCGACAAGAACTTGAACTAATCGATAAAGATAAAACTGGTCAATATACAATCATTGAGCAAATCATTGCGGGGTCATTGGTCAAAGCCCACGACAAAAACTCTTTGTTTAATCTTGAGACTTTAGTTACACGTGTACACGGAAAACCAAAGGAGACAGTAGACAATAACATAAAAACAGAAGAACCAATAATTATCACTTTAAATTTAAAACAATGACAGAAACAATTTACTTAGGAAATGCGTGGGAAAACCAATATGGTTTAAACGTATCAATTAACATTGAAAAACTAAACCAAGCAATTGCAACGGGCAAACTTGAGGTTAACAAGTACGGAGATGTCAAAATCAACGTAGGCAAATTAAAGCAACAGAACGAAAAAAGCAAAGCGACTCACTACGTTGCAGTACCAAAACCCAAAAATAATTTGCCTTTCTAATGGAAGCGATACTTAAATTTAACTTGCCCGAAGATAGCGAAGATTTTACCCTTGCATTGGATGGGGCTAAATGGTCAATGGCAATGTGGAGAATAAACGCATTTCTAAGGTCAGAAATAAAACACCCAGCCGAAGGCATGAGTGACGATACATTCAACACTTATGTAATTGTAAGGGATAAACTGCACGAAATTTTAGACGATGAACAATTAAAACTATGAAAGCCAGTTGGAGATTAACCGAAGAACAAAAACCAAGCGATGAGCGTGAAGTAATGGGTAACTATTCTTTTGGCAATCAATTGATAAAATTTGATGGTGAGTATTGGTACGACACCACTTCTGAAATAGTAGTAAGTGAACCTTTATATTGGATGCATATTCCTAATTTACCACACGAATGAGAATATTAGTATTAATGGATAGTGCAAGTGGGGTGAGTTTTCATAGACTATTCACCCCATACGCTGCAATGCAAAGAGAATACGACATTCAAGTAGAGGTAAGCCAACACCCACCATCGTGGATTAACATAGATTTTAGCCTTTACGATGCCGTTATATTCAATAGATGGATATCGGTTGCACAATATAACATATTCGAAAAGTTAAGCGAATTAAACATACCTACTATTTGCGACGTGGATGATTATTGGGTAGTACCAAAATCAAATCCAGCTTATCGAGTGTATAAGCAAATGATTAAGAATGCTACAAAGGATGCAATCTTAAACGCTACACACATTACTTGTTCAACTACACTACTTGCAGAGAAGGTAAAAGAGATAAATTCTAACATTACTATTTTACCGAACGCTTTGGACTTAACCCAAAACCAATGGACTTTTGAGAAGGCAAAGAATGAGAAGTTAACAATTGGTTGGGTAGGTGGTATAACGCATCTTGAAGATTTAAAACGTGTAGGCAATAGCGTAAAGAGATTTTGTGAAGAAAACGACGCTATCTTTTATATGGCTGGTTACCACACAGAAAGTCACGAATGGCAAATGTGTGAAAAAACTATCACGGGTGAAACGATAGGAAACAGACCTGAATGGTTCAAAACAATTAGAGGTACAACGCCAACAGATTATGGTACTTCATATTCTTTATTTGACTTTTGCATAGCCCCATTGCAAGATACTAATTTTAACCAATATAAAAGCGAATTAAAGATAGTAGAAGCAGCAGCTTATAACTTACCTATAATTGTATCAAATGTCAAACCATATACGTTACACGAGGGGAATAAAGGAGTTATTTTTGCTGAGAATAACGAGCAGTCGTGGTACGATAGTCTTTGCCGTATGGCTCAACTAAACATCGGAGATTTAAATACAAAATATTGCAACCAACATCACAACCTTAAAGCCATTAATCAAACACGCTACGAATTACTCAAGTCACTATGCAAATAACCTACAATCGTCCATTTGTAACCACTTACCAACAAGCCATACTTGATGCACCTGAACGTTATACAGTAACGGCAGCAGCGACAAAGTGTGGAAAAACGGCAAGTCATATCATTTGGATGTTTGAACAAGCCTTGAAGCTAAAAGAGAATCAGGCGGTGTGGTGGGTTGCACCCGTGTATCAACAAGCTGAAATTGCATTTCGTAGGATGAAAACCCAAATTAATGTGAAGGACTTTTTTATTAGCAACGAAAGTAAGTTAACATTGATTTTACCCAATGGTGCAAGGATTGAATTTAAGTCAGCAGAAAAACCTGATAATATGTATGGTGATGATGTTTATGCAGCAGTAGTGGATGAAGCGTCAAGGATGCGTGAAGAAAGTTGGTTTGCTTTACGTTCTACTTTGACCGCAACAAAAGGCAAGTGTAAACTAATTGGAAACGTAAAAGGCAAAAAGAATTGGTTTTATAAGTTAGGTGAACGTGCAAGACTTGGTGAACCTGATTATAAATTTTTCAAGATAACGGCATACGATGCTGCAAAAGAGGGCATTTTAGAATTAGAAGAAATTGAACAAGCCAAACGTGATTTACCTGAGTTTGTTTTTAAAGAGTTGTATCTCGCAGAACCTGGTGACGATAAGTCAAATCCTTTTGGGATAGACAATATTCGACGATGTTATGCACCTATAAGCAATAGCACACCCGTAGCTTTTGGTATTGACTTAGCAAAGTACACGGATTGGACGGTTATAATTGGGCTTAATAATGAAAATAGAGTGTGTTATCTCGATAGATTCCAATCTGATTGGGAACAAACACAAAGAAAAATAGTCAATGTCGTTGGAAGAATACCAGCGTTTGTGGATTCAACTGGTGTGGGAGACCCAATAGTTGAGAATTTACAACGCTTATTACCAAACATCAAAGGTTTTAGATTCACAAGTCAAAGCAAACAACAAATTATTGAAGGTTTAGTGATGGAAATACAACAAAATTCTATTGCATTTCCTGAATCCCCTATAGGAAATGAATTGGAGAATATTGAGTATGAATACACACGTACTGGCGTAAAGTATGCTGCACCATCAGGGTTGCACGATGACTGTGTTATGTCATTAGCGTTGGCAGTAGATTGTAAAAAACATAATAAAAAAGGTATATTTGCATTCGCATGATAACAATAAAACATATACAAGAATTAAAGGAGATAGACCACTATTCACCTTTAGAAAAAGCCATACACACTATTTGTATAATGGACAATAGAAATATTGACGAAGTCGAAGAAATGAAAGTTTATGACTTATTCAATAGGTTCAATGAGATAATGGACAATCTAAAGTTTGAGGATGTAATACAACTACGATTTAAAATAAAAGGTAGACGATTTAGAATGATTCCTAATGCAACGCAAATGCAAGGTCAACACTTCATATCACTTCAACAATTTAATAGCGAGGACACACTCCCAAACTTGCATAGGATTATGGCAATGATGAGTGAAGAAGTAAACATATTTGGTCGACCTAAGAAAATCAAAAACTTAGGTGTCCAATTTGAAGAAGTGAGCAACTTGTTTTTAGATTTGCCGTATCAGATTGCGTATGGCTACACGCTTTTTTTTTCTCGTCTTTATCCGAAATTGTTGGACGCTACCCAAACTTATTTGAGTCAGATGGTGGAGAATCTCAAGGCAAAAGCAATGGAATACAAGGATGGTTTGAGTTAGTGAATGCAATTTGCAAAGGTGAACGTGATAAATGGGACTACATTTTAGAAATGCCGATAGTGGAGTTTTTAAATACAGTTGCATTTTACGTGGGTAAGCAAAAAGAATTTAGCAAAGATTTACAAAAATGTACCACGTTTGAAAGTATGGTACTTGCATATTTAAGAAATTTAGTTTAGTTTTGTATTGTTCTTCTAAAATACAAAAGTTTTGACTTTTAGCCCTGCACAAGTTGTGGGGTTTTTTTATGTCATAAATTAGTGTATATTTGTATTGTTCTTTCAATCGTGCTTTTAACCCTCATACCTTAAA